CATTCGGCTAGAAAGAATATTTAATAATCTGAAAGAACCGAGTTGCATATCACCTTTTTTAGGTTCTACGACATAGTTTGTAGGTGAGTTTTCATCAGAGAGGCTATCAGTAAGATTGTCAGAAAAAGCATACACTTCGTAAGGTATTGAAACTTTACGGCAGAATAATACTAAGTTAAACAATTGCTTAACAGTACCTTTCAAGTGATTTTGCATAGAACCGGACCAGTCAATAAACATAACTAATCCGTGTGATTTACCATTAGGTACAACTGTGATTTTCTTAAACAGGTCTTCAGCGAAGGTGTAAGAATAGATTTTACTCATATTCAATTCACCTGTTTTAGAAATAGAGGCACGTTTCATCTGGTCTGCATTTTTACGCATTTCAAATTCTTTTACAAGATAAGAAACAATCTTTTCAGATTCTTTGCGTAATTTTTGAAAACCCGCATGGTCTAATGTACCGTTATCGGCAATAAACTGTGCATACAAATCTTTAAAATCAAATACAACTTTTTTAGTGTCGATTTGTGGGACATTCATGTATGTTAAGTCTCTTGATTTTTCATCAAGCAAACGATTCTCATTTCTGCGGTAAGCCTCATCGGTAAAAGATTTTACGTCATCAGCAGGATTGCTAGACTCATAATCAGTATCATCATTATCCTCAGTTAAGTCATCAAAATCCATATCACTATGGTCCATATCGAAATCTTCAGGACTGTCACCGTCTTGGTCTTCAGCCCTACGCATTTTTTCTCTTTGCTCTTCACGCTTTTCTTCGGCTTGTTTTTTCATAAAGGCCTGAATACGTTTAGCAACTTCAACGACTTCATCATAGGTTTCAGTTTCTTGAACTTCTTTTAAAAGTTCTTTCTCTTCATCACTAAATTTAATGAGTAGTTGAGCACCGCCTTTAGAGTGCATGTTAATACGGTCAATGAAATTTAATTGATTAAGGTCTTTACTGGCAGTATCAAAGAAATCACGGTCAAGCAATTCATTATATGCCTTTAAGAATGAACTTCTAAGACCAGGAAACTTAGATTGAATTTTCTTTTCAATACGTACATCTTCTACGACATTTAGAATGCCAGGATTGACAGTCTTAGATTCGATAGCGGCTTTCATGCCTTCTAAAGGTGTATAGAGTGCATGACCGACCTCGTGACCTGTGAATAAGTCGTAAAGTTCGGTTGATAGTTTTTTACTAAGAATCGGAATTGTCAAAATACGATTTTTGACATCAAAGGATGCGGTAGAACACTTACGTTCTTCAACGAGAAGGTTCTCAGTAGCCATCAGTTTAGCTAAAATAGATTTTGATTGAATTAATTGCATAACATTCCTATAAGTAAGACTCTATTATAGCAGAAATAGCCCAAAGGTCAAGTACTTTGTGTGTTTACCGCAACATCTTTCTTTTTTAATACTAAAGTTTGACCTTCAGCGTTGATTTCTATCTCATCTCCTTCTTGCCATCCTGCTTCCGCAAGGACCTCATCGGGAATTTTGAATAAAATCTCGTCAGGATTGTCCGGAATGTCTTCAAAAAGGTCTTCTACATTGTAAATTCTCGAAAAATTGGGTTTTTCAATGCTCTCACCCCATGCCTTCATCACTTTGTCGAGTGGTTTGTGGTTAATTTTCATAATTTTCTCTCATTTTTTGTGGATGTTTGGGTTTACGAGCATATTTTACCTCAATTTTATGAGGTTGTACAGGTTTTATCGGTGTCCGACAATGAGGACGTTGCAAATTTACAACAAAGGATGTTTTTTTCTTCATTTTATCGTCTCATACTTGAAATTGCAACGGCTTCTTCGTTATTAAACACAGGAACAGCGTTGGATTTGTGCATTGTTGCAATACCCATCACTTTTGTACCCGTATAAACTTTAGCAGGTGCTTTTGTTGCAACGGCTAAGCCGGTATTTAATGAAGGATAGCGAACTGTCTCGCCTCTTGGTGAGGAAGAAAGTTTGTAGACAAGTTTTTCAGATTTCATAACGACTTTTTTCTCAGGTGTGTGTGACTTTAGCCACGATTCATATTGTTCACGTACTGCTTTTGGTAGTTTATGTTTCTTTGTCTTTTTAAAACTAGGATGTATAATCATTTCTAACCTCCAGAACTTCAATTCTAGCACACCTGTGGAGGTTTGTCAAGGCAATGTTGTATTAATGCAACGGTTTTCTATTTCTAGGTCTTAAAGTTATAGACTCCTGTTCGGCATAATCCATATCGGCAAAATGCTTGAAATTCTTATTCTTTTTGTTTTTCTTACGATTCCTTTGATACTCATTGTAATCTTCTAAAGTATCTTGGTCCTTCCGAAACTTACCCAAAAATTTTGACACCTAATTTACCTCCTTATGGCAACATTGCTGGAAATGCTTGTTTCACAAACTTATAATCTAAACCTTTAACACCTTGGTCTTTGTTAAAGATACCTAAAATAACCTCAGCATCACGAGGCTCTAGTGATTCTAGCATTTGAATGAGTAATTCATTCTGTTTCTTTGGGGTTAGAGAATTTGCAGTAGGATGTCCTTCTCTAAACAAATATAATTTTTTAATTTTGTTACTTATTGTGTCATATGTAAGACCTGGTAATTGGTCTGTCGGTATTTTGTAGTCACTCGGTAACTCTGTAATCTTCCATTGATATTCCGGATGAAAAGTCATCTTCAAAACTTCAACAAGTGTACCGCTTAAATTTCTACCAATGATATTCATTCGTTCTTGATGGCTTTTTGCCTTTTCGAACTCATCGAATATCTCATATATGTTTTTCGTAGCCATTAAAATTCCTCTATTACATCCATTAGATTAGTCAGTCTCTTATCAATGAAATAAGAGAACATTTTTTGCCTTGATTGAGGCTTTACTGTTTTGTATTCGTTTATAATTTTTTCTTTAAGTTCTTTCGGTATGTATCTGAAATCAATCAATTGGCGATTTCTTTCAAATCCTTTCTTAGCCACATCATCAACCCAGTCTTCATGTGGTGTATTAAGTAACAGAGCAAGATTAGCCTCTGTTAGTGCTTTCTGTCTTCCACCGGATACAAACGTGTCGCCAGGAGATAAAACATTAGGTATGCCGTCACCTTTATCACCTTGAATGACTTTTAACTTTAAGTCTTGAATTGGTGATTCGGAAACTAAGAACTTTTTAGTTGCAGGATTGTATTGTGTGACATTCTTAAACATTTGAAGTTGTAGAAAGTCATTGTCACTAGACAGCACTAGAACTTTTTCTTTGTTTGGGTTTGAACTTTCGGCAAGAGTTGCAATAATATCATCGGCTTCTGCACCTTCAACGTCAATGACCTTGTAAGGCATATTTTGCTTAATCTCGTCTTTAAATTTAGTCAGCATATCAAATATGTAGTGCCAATCTAACTTAGACTTTTCTCTGCTCTTCTTTCGGCTTGCTTTGTAGAATTCAAAGACTTCTTTGCGCCAGTATTTTCTGTTATCACAGCAGATGATAACTTCACCGTATTTGTTTTTAAACTTTTTAACGTGTGAACGAATAATATTTAATACGATATGCCTGAACATATCTTCCGGCATATCAAACTGTTTTTTCTGGTCAATTTGTGCCATTAGTCCTGATAGCACAACTTGGTTAATATCAATTAAAATCATATATTCTTTCGGTAGTTACATGTATGATTCTAACATAATTTTTTAAGGCTGTCAAATAAATCTTCAATTATTTCGGCAGACTTTGTTGTTCTTCTAGCAACAACACCAAACCAGTCATCCGGTATAAGTGTCGAAATGTACTCTCTAGGCTCTGAAAGTACCGCATCAAATCGTTCTAGGTCTGTTACCATACCTTCTTCGTTGTATTTAAACAACATTACAGTCCATGAAGGTCCTACCGATGTGCGGTCAATTTCTTCCCCTTTATCGAGATATGTTTCACCTCTGACCGTCATAGCATCTTCATGCTCGTCATTAGGAATGAAAAATAATATATCGTAACCTTCAACTAATTTTAGATAGTCCAGCATTATATTCCTTAATATGTGACTTTCTTACTCTTACCATAATCCATGTATTGTAATAGTCATCACTTTCCAAAGCACCTTGCACAAATTGTTCTTTAGCCTCAAGATAACCACATTCACCTTTAGATTTGCATAAATGAATTATCTCTCTAGTAAAGTTTTCCTTTGTGTGTATTATAACATCTTTTTTCAATTCCTCACTACTTCCATAGTAAGTTTGCCAGTCACTAAAAATTTTGTAACGTTTTTTCTTACCTTTGACTTGTTTAGTCTTGCTAGAATAAAAGAACTTTTTACCGATATATTTTCTACCATTAACGGTATTGGTAATTAAGTAGACAAAGCCATAATTGTCGCCAATCATTTCTTCGGTAAATTCTTGTTCTTTATATTTCCAATTTAGTTGTCCCATTCCTCATTCTCATTGAAGTCATCATCATCTATATAGTCTTCCGTGATGGCTTCAATGGTTTCACCGCAAAATGGGCAATACTCAGGTAATTCTTCCGATACTATTTCTTCAACAAAAGCAATTGTATAGTGAGATTCACAACTGCTACATTCTCCGGTTACTTGTCTTTCCATTTTATTTCCTTATTATTATTTTAATGTGCCCACACATCCTTCCAATGTCCTTTCAAAGCACCTTTCGCATAGTCAGTTGCTCTATTCTCAAAGAAGTTGGTGTGTGTAGGTGCGTTAATCATCTCTTCTACCCAAGGTAGAGGATTACGTTTAACTTTGAAAACACCTTTTAGACCTAAAGAGATTAATCTACGGTCTGCAATATAACGAATGTATTTTTTAACGTCTTCTGAAGTTAAATCTTCCATAGGTCCCATCTCAAAAGCCAAGTCAATAAACTTGTCTTCTAATTGTACCATTCTTTCTGCAATTGTATATATCTCACTTTTGAGTTCATCATTCCAAACTGCTTGATTCTCTTGTATGAATGTTCTAAACAATTTAATCATATTTTCGGTATGTTGAGTTTCGTCTACAATCGACCATGTGACGATTTGACCCATACCCTTCATCTTGCCATGTCTTGGGAAGTTTAAGAGCATAATGAACGAACTGAACAGTTGCATACCTTCTGTGAACGCTGAGAACATTGCAATATTTCTAGCAGTTGTTGATGCAGTTGCTTCAACGTTTGATTGTGCTAACAAATACTCATGCTTCTCTTTCATAGCGGCATATTCCATGAATTCATTGTACGTTGTATCAGGTAAACCTAAAGTCTCAATCAAATGAGAATAAGCCGCAACGTGTAATGCTTCTCTTGCCGCAAAACCTAAAAGCATCATACGAACTTCAGGTTGTGCAAAATGTGGTAGATAGTTTTTAACGTAACCACCGGCAACGTCAATGTCGCCTTGAGTAAAGAATCTAAAGATATGTGTTAAAAACTTTTTCTCACCAGCAGTCAGTTTCTTTTTCCAATCTTTCTCATCTTCCATCATTGGCACTTCTGTATGTAACCAATGTGACTGCTCATGTTTCAACCAGGCTTCATAAGCCCAAGGAT